AGAAATGGAAATAGACGAAATTGGGGAAGATTTAGAGTAGATAATATGTAGAAAGCACGACATAACTGAATAGGGGTTAAGTTTATAAGCTTAATATAGGACAAGTTAATAACATAGGCTTAACCCTGTATTATCAATTAATAATCAAGTGATAAGGGAGTGAGTAGATGTTTTGGGTAGGATTCATAATTGGAATTGGCATAACACTTTTCATAATAAATATGTACGTTTGTTTAGTTGTTAGTGGTAAGTAGGATAGAAATGAGAGAGATTAAACGTTTAGGGAATAGAAGAATGAAAAAAGACAAAAGAAATTATATGTATTCTGAATTTTTGTGCCCATGTTGTGGCTCGGTTGTTGTTAGAAAAACAAGAGATGGTATAAAACAAAAAGTCTGTTCTCATAAATGCTACTCGATAACAAGAAAACCAAGAGGTTCTTATAATGAATTTTCAATGATAAGTGGTTATAAATATATATACTCTCCTAATCATCCTAATTGTACTAAATTGGGATATGTTGCAGAACATAGATTGATAGCAGAAGAAAAAATAGGAAGGTTTTTGCAAAATGATGAGGTTGTGCACCATATAAACTTTAATAAAACAGATAATAGAAAGGAAAATTTAATGATTTTATCTGCTAGTAAACATTCAAAATTACATCAATTAATGAAAGGAAGGGATAGGGATGGAAAATTCAAGATTTAAGTTTAGGGCATGGGATAAAAGTCAAAACAAAATGTATCAAGTTAGAGGAATAAACTTTGATAATGAAGATTTATGGCTAAAAATAAATGAAACTCAAATAATGGGGGCTAATTTATTTGAAGTAGAGTTAATGCAGTACACAGGACTAAAAGACAAGAACGGAACGGAAATTTATGAGGGAGATATTGTTAAATACACAAGTGAATTAGAGAACGGTATATTTGAGGTTAAGTATGGTAATTGTAGATTTTATGGATTGTGGATTGAAGCAAATTTTATGGGTATTACAACAGATTTGTTCTACTTGGGATGTTCAAATGAATTAGAAGTAATAGGCAATATCTATGAAAATCCGGAGTTACTGGAAGAAGGTGAGTAATTGAGGTACAAGTATTCAGATGCAGAATTAAAAAAACTTCTTAAAAATCTTTGTATTGTAATTGACACTAGAGAACAGGTTAATAAGCACATTACAGATTATTTTGATAAGAAGAAGATTAAATATAAAGTTAGAAAACTAGACCAAGGGGATTACAGTTGCTATATAGAGAGCAACGAAGAAACTCAACCTTTAGGAGTGGCAAGGGATTGGTATTTTGATAATCAGATAGCCATAGAACGTAAAAACTCGGTGGATGAATTAATCCAGAGTATCAAGGATAGAGATAGATTTGAAAATGAATTTGCAAGGCTTAAAATGTACGGAATAAAAGTTCACATGATAATCGAGGATAAGGATTTCTACACCAAGTTGGCTACTGGGGACTATAGAAGTGAATATAAAAAGGAAAGTGCGGTTGCCAGTTATGAAACTTTAATATCCAGGTATGATATATCGGTTCAAGGACACGAAAAAAGGGAAGTTGGCTATAGAATACACAAGATTTGCTATTACTTTGTAAGGGAGCTTATTAAAAACATAGGGTACATGGAGGGAGGAAAATAATGATAGATTACAAAAAGGCACTAGAACTTAAGCAAGAGGGTAAGCCATTAAAAGAAATCATGGAAGAGTTAAATATAGATGTTAAGTACAAAACATTTCAGAGGGCATTAAACGAATATGAGAGAACAGGACATGAAAGAGAATTTAGAAAAATAGAGAGTTTAGATGCAGACCTTCGAGAAGTGGTTTTAGAAGCGATTAGAAAGGGGACAACCTTAGAGGGATTAGAATACCAAGGAGTAAGCAAGAGGGTGTCTAAGGCTTTGATAGAGGACTTAAAAGAAGAAGGGTACGAGATAGGTGAGGTAAACGGAACAATATCCATACTAAAAACAGTAATAGGCCCAGTTGAGGAACATAAGGAAGAATGGAATGGTGAGGAAGAAATAATTTTTGGGGTTGTGTCAGATACCCACTTATGCAGCAAGTACCAGCAGATAACATTCCTTAATGAAGCTTATGACAAGTTCAAAGAATTAGGAATCAAGAAGGTTTACCATTGTGGGGATATATCGGACGGATTTTATAAGAATCGAGATCAACAGATTTATGAAATATTCAAGTTTGGGGTAGATGAACAAGCTGAATATATCATAGAAAATTACCCTAAGAGAGAAGGAATAACCACAGATTTTATAATAGGAAACCATGATAACACAGCGATTATAAATGGAGGGGCAAATATCGGCAAAATGATTGCTAGGGAAAGAGAAGATATGAATTATCTAGGTCACTCATTTGCTAAAGTTTGGCTAACACCAAAATGTGACATGGATTTAGTTCACCCTATAGATGGTTCAGCTTATGCACTTAGTTATAGTGGTCAAAAGTATTGTGATAGCTTAAGCGGAGGGGAAAAGCCAAAGATTATAGCAATGGGACATCATCACAAATTCTTCTATATGTTTTACAGAAATATTCACTTTATAGAAGTACCAACTACCCAAGCACAAACTCCATTCATGAAAGGTAAGAAGTTACCAGCTTATACAGGAGCATTGATTTGTAGGTTAAAGGTAGATGCAGAAGGAACAATAAAGAACTTTAATGTTGAGTTATTACCACTTTACAAGGCTTTAGAAAATGATTTTTAAGAGGGGTTAAGTCCCCTCTAAGGAGGTAAATATGGAAAATGTAATTGGCTTATTTGTAATAATATGTTTTATATCAGTTGTTGTTATGACGTTAATGATACCTTTTAACATAAGTTCAATAGCGAATAGCTTAAAAGATATAAGGGATTTGCTAGAAAAAGAGAGTAAAGGGAGGGGTAATCAATGAAAGTCGAATTGAGTAATCAAGAATTAAAGGATATACATGAGTGTTTAGGTGCGGTAGCGGTTGAGAATCTTGACCATATAAATGTTTTTAGAAAAACTGATGATAAGGAGTTTAAACTAATTGCTGATAAATTAGAAAAAGACTATGAAAGAGAAATGTTTTTGCTTAATAAAGTATTCAAATTAATAGATTGGGGGAATAATTAATGACTTTAGAAGAGTTTAAGGAATATGCAAAGACTGTTACTAGGAAAGAGTTTTTTCATATCAATGGTGGTGATTTTTGTGGAAGTATTGATATTGATAAAAATAAATATTTAACTTGCCCGGGCAATTTAGGTTTATTAGAAGATTGTAGCGGAAAAGAATGCAAACAATGTTGGCGTGAAGCAGTAAAAGACATTAAATTCAAAGATAATATAGAAGTCGTGTTGCCAATTGAAAAGATGCCAGAAGAGTTAATGGACAATGTTAATCACCCTTCACATTATACTCATGGCAAAATAGAAACTATAGATAAAATAGAAGATGTTTTGGGATTAGAAGGTTTCCAAGCTTACTGTGTGGGTAATGCTATAAAATATTTAGATAGATATAAGCTAAAGAACGGGTTCGAGGATATAAAAAAGGCTAAGAGATACTTGGAGTTTTATATTGAGAAAACGGAGGGTAGCAATGCAAAATAATTATTTATTAAAATTACTAGTTTTAGAAGGAAATGAAAGTAACTTGTTAAGTGAAAAAGGGCAAGTGCTATTTAATAAATTAATTGTAGAAGTAGTTAAAAGTATTAATGATATAAGATATTGTACAAATAAAAATTGTCCTTGCAGACCAGAGGGAAAAATTAAATCGCTACTAAAAGATGACGAGTTAAATGAGTTTTTGCAGAATGAAAAAGTATTAAAATACGTTGAAGAAATTTCACAAAATCAAAGCGCAATAACAGTGTTTGATATAGGGGTGATGTAATGGATAGAAAGGAAATTCAAGATAGAATAGAACAGAATAAAAAGGCTTTAGTTGATTTGGATAAGAAGTATTTAAAGGCTTTTGCACCAGAAGGTTATAAGAGTGGGACAAGCTATAATGACTATGACACAATTCACGGAAGCAGAAAATCCCCACGAATCACAGAATATTTTGAGGAACGTAAAAAGATATTAACCTTAATAGAATTAGATGAGGGATTGCTAACCAAAGTTGTATATGTGGACGAAGAAGAGTATTTGAAAGTGTTAGATACCAATGTTAAAAAAGTAAAGTTCCTAAGAGATGTAAAAGGATATACTCAACAGGAAGTATCTGATAAGTTAAAGCTAGGACTAAGGACGGTTCAAAGGATAGAAAAAGAGATACGTAATTTGTAGAAAGTACGACAGTAAATTGAGGAGGGTGAGATAATTATGTTTAAGGCTACTATTGATTTTTTTGATGAATACAAAAAGTATTATATATTGGCTAATAGTAGGGCAGAAGCAAAAAGTAAATTAGAAAGATACTTAAAAGGAATAGACTTTGTTTGGTATGAACTTGAAACGGTAGAATGTGATTTAATAATAAACTAGTTTATAATTCTAAGAAATGGCGTAAAAGTGGCGGTAAGTTGTCAGTAAAGTGGCAGTACCATTTGATTTTTAATGTGTTATAATGGTATTAAGTTAAAGTGTAAGATAAGTCGAGGGATTAAATTCTCTCGGCTTTTTGTTTTGCTTAAAAATAGCAATAGGTTGTTTGGTGGGTTGGAGTTATAAGGGTTTACCAACGTGTCAGTAAGGGAGTGGAAGGCTGATAGATTAAAACTACTGGAGGTGATTGGGTTGGAGAGATATATCAAGAAAGTTTTATTGTGTGGCAAGGATGACAAGGGGAATGATTGTTATTGTGACTTTTTCAATCCTAGTTGCCAGAAGGGATATAGTGGTGAATGTATTGATGAAGTTCACTATGTAGATAGATTTAGTGGAGTACATGAGTGCTTCAAGAATAATAAACGAGATCATGCTAAAAGTGATATATAAAGTGTTGGATTGTTGGTAGAAAGGAGGTAAGTATAAAATGGCTTTAACGGATAAACAAAGAGAAGCTATTGAATATATCGTAAAAGGTGAAAACATTAGTAATGTTGCCAGATTAGTAAAGGTTAATAGAACTACTATTTACGAATGGATGAAGAAAGAAGAATTTAAGAGTGAAGTAGACAGGCTTACAACGGAGATAAAAAATGGAGTTAAACAAAAGATTAATGCTAAAATAGATTCGGTACTTGACCAAGTGTACAAGATAGCCACTACAAGCAAGAGTGAGAAGAATAAGCTAGATGCCTGTACTTATCTACTAGACCAGGCACTAGGAAGGGCTACAAGCAAGGTAGCTGATGTTACGGACAAGGAAACAGATAATGCTAAGGTTGACCTAGATAGCGAGATGAAAGACCTCGATAATGTGGTTGATTTCGGCAAAGTTAAGGCGAAATAATTTAATACTTCGCGTAGAGCAACGCGAAATAATAAAAATAACGCCAAAAGTTTAGTGTTGGTAAACAAGGTTGTGGCTATTCTCAATAGATTCTCAACAAGGAATGAGAGTATCACTAGCTTAGAGCGTTACAAAAATTACTTCGTGAAATTGATTTTTAGCGAAATAATTTACTGTGTGCTAGTCTACTCCCAGATAGACCCCGGTAGGTTCTAATTTGCTACTTTCTCTAGGGCGGTGCTTTAGCTATATAATTTTTATAATAATTTTTTAAACTCGAAAGGAATGAGTATTTTGGATGATTTCCATAAAGCAAATGCTAAGAAAGTGACTTCTTATGATTTAAATGCTAAATGTGTATGTATAAAATCCAAAAACAAAAAGAATATGAAACGATTATGCAATAAGAAAGCTAGAAGAGAAACCAATATGATTATAATAGATGAATTTGCATTTAAAGATTAGCAATTAAGCTAGTCTTTTTATTTTGCAATAAATTAAGGAGGTATGAAGATGATACAATTTGATGGATATGAATTAACTGAAAATCAGTATAATCTTTATATCCTTAAAAAGCACTTGATTAGGTATACTGGTGATATTTTGAAAGCCAATATGCTGATTGAAAAACATAAAAAGAACTTATTCGGTAAGAATGGATTAGCAGTAGCACTCGGAGAGCATGACTTTGAGTTTTATTGCTTATATTTTTTACAAGATACATTTGTACCTAAAGAAGATAATACCGCGAGAAACCTTGCACCAGTTCACCTTGAAATATGGGAAGAACTAAGCAAAATATTTATAGATGATTTGTACGACAAAGAGGAATTTGTACTTCCTAGAGGTTGTTCTAAGTCTACTATTATAAATAAAGCTTTAAGCTGCTATGCACATTGCTATAAAAAGAGTAGGTACACTATTGTAATTGGTAATAAAGAAAGTGATGCTACCCAATTTATTGATGATACTAAGCAAATGCTAAGTAATAAATACATAGTTCAAGGATTTGGCGTTTTAGTCAATAGAAAGGAAAGGACAGTTAATAAAATTGAACTTGAATTAACTAATGATACTAAAATTCAAGCCTTTTCTTGGGGGTCTTCTGTAAGAGGTACTACTTATGGTTGCATATATGGAATATTTAGACCAACTCTTGTAATTTGTGATGATATTCTTTCGGAAGATGATATTTTAAGTGATGGTGCCAAAGAAAAGGTAATTAAAAAGTATTATACAGAAATTGCCGAGGTTGGTGATACAGAAGTAATAAGAAATGGTGTAAAGATTAAAGCAGCTACTAAATTTATTATTATTGGTACACCACTAGCACCCGATTGTTTTATAAATACAATTAGGCAAGATAGCACATTTAAAGTATTTAAAAGAAGTGTATGTGATTTTGATGTTGACGAATACTTTGAAAATAATCAATGTTGGCTACATTATAAAAAGATACTTCTTAATGACAAAATTGATAAAGAAGAAAAAGAAATCTTATTAAAAGAATACTATTCCAAGCATAAAGGTGAAATGGAGTTTAAGACCATTTGGGAAAAGTACCAATGTGACAAACTGGCCCAAAAGTATTTCACAAAAAGAACTGCTTTCATGCAAGAGTTAATGTGTTCCACTGAAAAGATAGGGGAAAAGTGGTTTAAGAGTATGAGAACTCAATCTAAAGAACAGATTGAGGATAACTACTTTACTAAAACAATGTTATGCGCTGACCCAGCTTCCACTATTACAAGAACTTCGGACAGTACTGCTTTATGTGTTGGTTCACTTGCCAATAATGGCTTTAAATATGTTAGAAAAGGAATATTAGCAAAGTTAGGCTTTGAAGAGTATTGCCAAAAGGTGGTTGAGTTATTTAAGGAATATACCCAAATAACTCACATTTATATTGAAAAAAATACATTCCAGGGTGCTGATGTAATTAGAATAAAAGAAATTATAAATGCTGACCCAACTTTAAGAAATAGGCCAGTTACCTTTATTAATGAAATGCAGAGAAAAAATAAAGATAACAAAATATCTGCTATGGTAGATGATGTTAATTCTGGACAAGTTATATTCAATGAAGATGATAAGGAGTTTAATCAACAAGTATTAGATTTTGCTGGTCAACTTTATTCGCTGCATGATGATGCTCCAGATGTAACGAGTGAGTTTTGGAAGAGAATAGATGAAATAGAAGTAAGACCAAGTTTTTCAATTACAACTTGGGATGAATTATATGATTAAGGGGGTGTATGTATGGAACAAAAGGAAATGGAATTAGTAAAGAAGTGTTATGACGATTTTACAACTAAGAAAAGTTACTATGACGATATAAATCGCTATTATTACGGAACTACTGATTCTTTGGTTAACTTTGTACCACGAAAAGGGCGTTCTAATCTAAAGGCTAAAGCTAATTTTATGCAAAAGCTTATAGATGAGGAAGCACAATATAGTTTTGGCAATGATATTACGTATATTGCTAAAGATGATAACGAACAAGTTATTAAAGACATTGATTATAATTTAAGTAATAATAATGAAGATCATGATATTAATTTAGGGATAGATTTAATTAAATTTGGTATTGTTTATGAAGTTAGCTATTTGATAGAATATGAACCTAAAAAATTTAAATTTAAGAACAAAATTGTAAGTCCATTAAATGGCTATATGTATATAGTAGATGAAGAACCTAAATACTTCATACATACTTATAAAAAGCAGCTTGACAAAGAAGAGTATATAGATGTTTATACAAATAAATTTATATATCATTTTGATTCAACATGGACAGAGGTAAAACCAGCAACACCGCATTATTTTGGGATTGTACCAGTTGGTTTTGGAATGGTTGGAGGTAAGAGATATAACAATGATAAGGGTTATATTGAAGGTGATAAAACTATTTACAGAACTATAAAAACAATACAAGATGCTTTTGAAACTAATTTAAGCGATATTGTTTGTGAAATCTCAGATTTAAGGAATGCAATACTTAAACTTTATGGTGTTGAAGCTGAAAACGAAGTTGATGAAAACGGGAAAGTTATTCTTGATGAAAACGGTAAGCCACAAAAGAAACAACCAGTAATAAAAGACAATACAGTTATGTTATTTGGTGATAAAAATTCACAGGATGCAGAGTGGCTTATTAAAAATATAAATGATACTTTTATTAAAAATACTAGGGATGACTTGAAAGACCTTATTTATACTCTTACTAGTCATATTGATAGTAATGAAAAGATGCAAAGTAATCTATCCGGTGTTGCTTTAAGAAGTAGACTTCAAAGTTTAGAAGCTAAGTGTAAAATGAATGAAAAGGCTATGAAGAACATCATAAAAACTAGGTTAATTTGTTTGTTTAAGTTTTTATATTTAACTGCTAGTAAGCAATATGATATTAACTTAATAAAAATAGAGTTTACTCCTAACGTTCCAGTTGATGAAGCTTCAATAGCACAAATGATTTCACAATTACCACATGAAGTTGTTTCAAATGAAACTAAGAGAAGCTGGTTACCTCGTATTGATAATCCTATTACTGAAGGTGAAAAGATTAAGAAAGAGGAAAGTGAAATGTTTGATTTAGATACAATACCCAAAGAAGGTGTTGTAAGTGAATAAAGACCAGAAGCTTTTTAGAGATAAGTTTATTGAATTTGCAGAAGAACTTTATAAACAAGGTGATAAAGAACTTTTAAATATACTTAGACAACAAAAAATAGATAGAGATAAGGTTTTAAATGAAGTTGGAATGATACTACTTAGATATAACATTCAAGACACTTCTTTAAACCTATCTCACGCTGAATATAAGAAGGAATACAAGAATTTAGATATACTTATTAGCAACACTTTTGAAAGCCAATACAATTGCGAGAAGGTGGCTACAGACAAGCTATTGAAAATGATAGCAGAGGATAAGTATTATTCTAATTCTTTTTTATTGTCGCTAGGTTTGGATTTTAAGCTGAATAAGATAAAAACTAAAGATATAAAGAAAATTCTAGATGCCACAATAGAGGGCAAGAACTATAGTGACCGTATATGGAGCAATAAAAATAAAGTGGCCAAGGTTATTAAGAAAGAAATGAAAGACTTCCTACAAGGTAATACCAATGTAAATGATATTTATAAAGTTGTTAAAGATAGATTTAATCAAAGTGCGTACATAACTAGAAGGTTAGTTCAAAATGAAGTTGGAAGAGTTCAAAACGAAGCAAATGAGTTATGGGCGAAAGATAATGGAATCGAATATCAACTTTTTGATGCAACTTTAGATAATAAAACTACAGAGTTATGTCAATCACTAGATGGTACTGTATATAAGGCTGATGACCCTAATAAGAGAATACCTAATATTAATACTCATGTTAATTGTAGAAGTTGTCTTATTTCTTTACCTAATAAAGAGTATAAGCCTAGAAGTAGGATAGATAATATATCTAAAAAGGATATAGATTGGACTACTTATAAAGAATGGAAGGAGGGACATATTTAATGAATTTCAAAGAGATGGCTAAAACATTTAAGGAAGCATCAGATATAATGTATGAATTAGCTGATTTAGAAGAAAAAGAAAATAAAGGAGAGAAAGTTTCAGAAGATGAAGTGAATTTACTGATGGGTAAGTTTATGATGGCAATGATCAAAATATCTGAATTTCAAAAGTAATTAGCACTTAGGAAACTAGGTGCTTTTTATTATGCCTTTTATAGCTTGCCACAAGGCTTTAAAGAATGGGATAGCAATAATATTAAGTTGAACTTTATGGGGCATTTATGAACTGTAAGGGGCAAGGGGGAAATATGAAAAAAAGCGAATTATTAAAGCTAATAGAAACAATAGCTGATGATGGGGACATAAACGAAGTAATTCTTGGGGCTGACGAGTTTAAGGAATTAGGGAAAGTGGACTTATCTAAGCTAAACACTGATGAGTTTAAAAACTTATTAACAACAAATGAAGCAATTAAAGGTTATATGACTTCTCATGATGATAGCATTAGGTCATCTGCGGTAGAAACCTTTAAAAGCGGCAAAATGAAAGAACTTATAGATAAGGCAGTTGAGGAAGCAAAAAATGGCAAGAAAACTCCAGAGCAAGAAAGAATTGAAGAGTTAGAAAAGCAATTTGCTGAATCACAAGCCCAAATTCAAAGGCAAAACACTATTAACAAATATACAGGAGTTCTAAAAGAAAAGGGGTTACCTACTGAACTAGTAAATTTTGTTTATGGTGATGGCAAAGAAGAAACTATTGATAAGAATATTGAAACTTTAGGGACAGTATTCACTAGTGCTATTGATAGTGGTGTTAAATCGAAGTTAGGTACAAGTTCTTATGTACCACCAAATGATGATGCAACAAATGCACTTGATGCACAAATTGCCAGTGCAATGGGTGTAAAATAATTTATTTAAAAAGGATAGGTGATATTTATGGCAAATACATTAGCGTATGCAACTTTATTTCAACAAAATTTAGATAAGGCAGCAGTTCAACAAGCTAGAACTGGCTGGATGGAAGGTAACGCAGGACAAGTAATCTATAAAGGTGGTAAGGAAGTAAAGATTCCTAAACTTTCTATGGACGGATTAGGGGACTACGATAGAAACGGTGGTTTCAATGGTGGTTCAGTTACTTTCGAGTATCAAACAAAGCAAATGACACACGATAGAGGTAGATCATTCTCTATAGATGAACTTGACGTTGATGAAACTAATTTTGTCGTTACTGCTTCTACAATTATGGGCGAATTCCAAAGAACTAAGGTTGTACCAGAAATTGATGCGACAAGAATAGCTTCTCTTGCAACTATGGCTATTGGGGTTGCTGACGACACACAAGTCAAGTATGAATATACACCAGCAAAGGCAAGTATTGTTGACGAAATTAAGGCTGGTATAAAGAGAATAAGGGAAGAAGGATTTGAAGGCGATTTAGTCTGCTACGTAACTTATGATGTTTCAATGTTAGTTAGTCAATACTATGGTGAAAAGTTATCGGCTGCAACATTTGCACTTAATGGAGTAGATACAAGAGTTCCAGCAATAGATGGTGTACCACTAGTAGAAATGACTTCTAACAAAATGTACACAAAGTTAAAGTTTAATGATGGTAAAACATCAGAGCAAACAAAAGGTGGTTTTGAAAAGGCTTCTGATGGAAAGTCAATTAACTTCTTATTAGTAGCTAAAGAATGCCCTATTGCAGTTTCTAAGACTGACAATATGAGAATATTCTCACCAGAAATAAACCAAAAGGCTAGAGCGTGGGCTATGGATTATAGAAAATTCCACGATATATGGGTTCCAGATAACAAATTAAAAGGTTTATACGTAAGTGTAAAAGAAGCAAAGTTACCCTAGTGAAGCCCTAGACAATGCTAGGGTTGGAAAAGCTAAGGTAGGAAAAGCAAAAGTAGGAAAGGGTGAATAGTATGGCATATCAAAAGCAAACTTGGAACGATAATGATGTAATAACAAAAGAAAAGCTAAATCACATTGAAGATGGGATTACAAATATAGAACTTACCCCAGGTCCAGCTGGACCAGCAGGCCCTACAGGCCCTAAAGGTGATAAAGGGGAAACTGGCGCTATTGGACCAGCTGGACCCAAAGGTGCAGATGCTGTAATTAATAAATTAAATAAAGTAGATGCGTTAGATGGTGGGGCAGAAGTTGCAGTAGTAGTAACAGCATTTAATAATTTAATTGAAGATCTAAAAGAAAAAGGGATAATGAATAGTCAATAGAAAGTAAGAGGGGGACATCCCCTCTTTTTTAGAGGTGATTAGATGTTTACAGATGAAGAGTTAGAAGAAATGGCGGTATTGGCTATATATAATTATTTTGATGGCGAATACACGAAAGAACAAATAAAAAAAGATTTTAATTTAGCGGTAAAGTTGCTTATTGGTAATGTTAAAAAGATGCTAACAATGAAAGTGGCTGGTGTTAGTTCTGTAAGCCAAGGAAGTCAATCTATTAGTTTTGAAAACGGAGTTGAAGTATTTACATTAACTTCTGATGTACTAGCTTTATTGCCAAAGAAAAAGACTTTTAAAGTGTGGTGATAGTATGATTTTCTTTGCAGATACAATTATGTATAAAACCGAAAAAACAGAAATCAACCATGCTGGGCATATAAGTACAAGCTATACAAAATTAGATGATGCTTATTATGTAAATATCCAACCTATAGATGAAAAAGCTATAAAGTACACATGGGGAAGCGATGTTAAGTCAAATTTATCTATGTATTCAGATGTGGATTTAAAAGTTGGCGATATTGTAGTAATTAATGATAAAGCTTATGCAATAGAAAAGAAAATAGCTTGGAGTACATATTCTTTGTATGCACTCTTAGAAAGTGACGAAGAAGTATTATGAGTTACAAGAGTAATATTCCAAGAATTAAAAAATCTATTATGGAAGTTTTAGAAGATGCAAGCCAAGAAATTGGAGTTACAGAACTTGCTAATATGCAGAGCATAGTGCCAGTATTGACTAGTACATTGCAAAAGAGTTTGACATTTAAAAAAGCTAAAAGTGATAAATCTTATTCCATAACATGGGGAAGTAATGTTGTTTACGCTGCCAAGGTTGAATTTGAAAACAAAAGTTATCTAAGAGCAGCTTTAAGAAGTGGCACTAAAGAAATGGAAGATATATTAAGAAAGCATTTAGGAGGGATAAAATAAATGAGTTACATTGAACAAATGTCAGTTGAGGTTTGGAGTAAATTAAATGAGTTATCCCCCGATAATGTTTTTGATTTAATTCCTAGTGACTTTGATTTTACTAAGAAAGTAGCCGTTGAATATAAGATTGGTGAAAATGTACTAGATCAAGTTTATAAAAATCAGTACACTTTACAAATAAGAATTGTAGGGAATTTTAACACTCAATTATACAAGATTTTAAATTTAGCTGAATTTATAGACAAGGAAATGAACAAGGCTGAAATTCTTGAATCGAGAATTACGAGAGAAAGGCCTTATATGACAAGCTATAAAGACGAAGATAAGTACAATGTAGTTTTACAATATTTAATTAATAGATATTAGGAGGGATAGTATGAAATTTATTGTTGATTCAGCAGTATTATACTATGGTGATTTTAATTTAGAAGGAACAAAACTAGATACCTTACTAGATACAATTAAGTCCAAAGAATTAGGATTAGCTAAAGATTCTATAAAGTTTGAAGCAAAGCCTAATATTAGAGATATAGAATACGCTGGAAGAATGGAAAGAAGCGTAGTTGGTAAACAAAGAATTACTAAATGGGATGTTACAGTAGAAGGTAACATTTTAGATTTAAACGAAGCTGTTTTAAATGCAAGTTTAGTAAATAAAAAAGTTTCTGAAAGTACAAAGTATGATGTATTTGAGCCAAGTGATGGATTAATAGCAGCCGAAAATTATAAAGATTTATTAATTGTAGGTACAGAATTGGGAACAGAGGATCCTATAGCAATTCACGTTTTTAATTCGTTAAATCCAGAAGGTTTATCATTAGAGTTAAAAGATGTAGATGAAGCTTCAACTGCTATGAAATTTACTGGTGCTTATAATAGTGATGGTAAAACAACTCCATTTAAAATATATAAGCCTAAGACAGTATAACGGAGGAATCGTATGGAAAATGTAATTATTAAAACGTGCCAAGCGCTAGATGTATTAAGAATAGTAAATAAACTAGGAATAAAAGATACATTAATAGAATTAATATCTAAGGTCAATACGTTAAATACTAAAAGAGAAAATGAATTTAGAAGGCTAAGAGATAAGCTGATTGAAAAATGTGGTGGTTCAGAAGCTTATAGTAATTTAACAGAAGAAGAAAAAAAAGAAATAAGTCAAAAATCTTTAGAAGAAAATAATGATATTCAAGAAAATATTTTAAATATAGACAATGAAATAGTAAGAGAAACTGCTTCATTAGTATATGATTTTGCAACTAGAATACCACAGGCCGAGAAAGAAGTATATACTTGCTTAAGCAAGATATTTAATAAAGATATTAAAGAAATTGAAAGCCAAGAATTTACTGAAACTATAGAAATGATAAAGACAATTATAAAAAGTGAATCAGTACAAGTTTTTTTCAAATTAGCACCCAGGTAGAGGGAATAGGAAATAGCCTTATAGGCATCCTATTTAAAAATGGGTGCTATTCTTATATAGCTGAAATGAATATAAATGAAGCTATAGACATAATAGAGGGGGTTATAGTTGAGTATTTAGATAGTAGAACTTATCAAAAATACTGTTTAGATAATCTATTGCAACAAATCAATGGGGAAAGTTTAAGCTATTTAGATTATAAAAAAGAGTTAGGGATTATATCTAAAAAGGCTGAAAAAGTTATAGATAAAGAAAAAAATAGACAACAAGCTAAACAATCACTACAAGCTATATTTGGAGGGGATGAGTAGATGGCAACTGATGCTTTTGTGTTAGAAGGGAAAGTAATTCTTAATGATACAGAAGTTTTAAACGGACTTGATAAAGTAGATAAAAAAGCTAAAGAGACTGGAGATACCATGGATAATGTTGGCGGCAAGTCTAATAAATTTAGTTCTATTCTAAAAGGATTGGGTGGAACTATAGCGAGTACGTTTGCATTGGGAAAAGTTAAATCTTTTGCTGACGAGTGTGTGGCTGGGGCTAATGTACAAATCATGGCAGAAACCAAGTTAAGAAATAACTTAATAGCAACAGGAAAAGCAACACAATCAAATGTTGAAGAATTAAAGCAATATGCTAGTCAACTCCAAAAAGTGGGTGTAATCGGTGATGAAGTTGGTATGGCTGGAATGTCCCAATTGGCTACTTTTAACTTAACATCGGATTCTATTAAAACTTTAAGTGATGGTATGTATAATCTTGCAGTTAACCAAAAAGGAGTTAATGTAACTCAAGAGGACATGATGGGGTATGCGAATATGATTGGTAAAGCTATGCAGGGACAAGCAACTGCATTAACAAGAGTTGGGGTTACAATGACAGATGCACAAGCAAAGATAATCCAAACTGGTACTGAAATGGAGAGAGCAAGTGTCATAGCAGATGTATTAAAAGCAAACTATGGTGATTTAAATAAAGAAATTGCTAACACTCCACAAGGTAAGCACCAACAACTTATGAATGACTTAGGGGACTTAAAAGAGGTTATGGGAACATTATTATTGCCTATAGTAAGTAAGCTAGTAGAATGGATTCAACAACTTGTAAATTGGTTTAATAGTTTAAATCCAACAACTCAAAAGGTTGTTATGGTAACTGGATTATTAGTTGCTTTACTGCCAAGTTTATTAGGTCTATTTGCTAGTTTAGCAACGCTAGCTGGTGGATTAGGCATAAGTATAGGTGCAATAGCTGGACCTATTGTTGCAGTAATAGCAGTAGTCGCTGGATTAGTAACTGCTGGAATTGCATTATATAAAAATTGGGACACAGTAAAGGAAAAAGCTTCTGAAATATTTGGAAAAATAAAAGATATAATCGGTGGTGCAATAGATAAAATAAAAGGATTTTTCAAATTTGACTGGGAATTTCCTAAACTAAAAATGCCACACTTTAAGCTAGAAGGTAAGTTTAGCTTAATGCCACCATCAGTTCCAAAACTAGGAGTTGATTGGTATTCTTCAGGGGCTATTTTTACTAAAAAGACAATATTACCAGGTGGAATTGGTGTTGGTGATGCAAATAAGGGACAAGGAAACAATGCAGAAGGTATTTTCCCACTAGATAAATTAGAAAGTTGGATTAAATCTATCGCAGATAGACCAATAAAAATTTATATTGATGGAAAAGAAGCTATGATGGCATTTGCTCCATATCAAGATATTTTTGAAGAATACAATAATAGATTTGCATATTAGGAGGGGATTTGATTAATGTTAGATAGATTTATATTTAATGGGAAGAAAAATTATAGTGATTTAGGTTTATTAGTTAAGTCCCCAATTAATATTCCTATTACCCAAGAAAAAGTTACAGATGAAGAAGTTGAGGGAAGAAACGGAAGCTTAACCATAGCAACTGGCGCATATCCCGACAAGGTACTAGATATAGAAATAGGGTTAGAGGATAACGAAAACTTTTGGAAATTTTTTAACCAAATAGATGACTGGCTAACTAATATAGAAGATAATAGATTAATTTTATTAGATAGACCTAATAAGGCTTATCGAGTAAAAAGAGTTAATAAAAGTAATTGGGTAAAAGAATTAAGATGGGAAGGTACAACAACAATATCATTTTTGTGTGAGCCATTCCTTACAGAGATAGAAGAATATCCAATAAATATATTAAATACAAATAACTTTTACTACCAAGGTACTTACCAAGGTGAGGTTAATTTAAAGATAAAGGCTACCGGGAACATACAAGTTGTGTTTAATGGTGAGCCTTTTATTGTTGAGGGAGTTAATGGGTTTGTAGAGATAGATGGAAAAATTCTAAGGTGTGTAAATGAAGATGGTACAAACCACGATTTTACTGCTACATTCTTTCCAACGTTGCAGAGGGGTAATAATACTATAGAACTTATTGGAAACATTACAGAAGCTATTATGTTGCCTAATACGGCATATGTGAATTAGGAGGTGTTTTTATGAATGGAAATATAATTAAAATAAGTCATTTCCCGAAGGGTACTCCTAAAGATACTGTGCTAACCAAGACAAGAACTGTATTAGATAATATCTGTAGGAGTTGCACAGTTGAGGAAGATATAGCAAGTGGAAACTATGTTTTAGATGCAGAATTTTTAGTAGATAGTGGAGGATTGTGGAACGAATTAGTTGAGGAAAGTATATTGAAATGTCAGCTTGACTATGGAACAGAGATATTTGTTATTAAGAAGGTTAAAAAGCAAAGTAAATATATAAGCGTTACTGCAGTACAAATGACAATACATGCTTGTAATACGTTGTGGTTAGAAGATGTTAGACCTACCAATACAAATGGACAAGGTGCATTGAGCCATATGCTTACTAATGCTATAGGAAAGAAAAAAGAAATAGTATTGCAATCTAATATTTCTGTAATGAATACTGCTTATTACCAACGTAAAAGGCTACAGGAAGCATTATTTAATGCTGACAATAGTTTTATCGATAGATGGGGTGGCGAGGTTCTAAGAAGGGGATATACACTCTCTATAAACGATAGAATTGGAATGGATAGAAAGGTTGTTATTCGCAGAGGTAAAAATTTAACTGGATTTGAAGGAACTACAGATTTAGACCAGCTTTGTACCATGGCGAAGGGCGTGGGATTTGACGGAATTACCCACGAAGGGTATATAATGTCCCCGCTTGCAGAGCAATACGACCAGTATTATCCTAGAGAGTTTAAATATGATGATGTAAAAGTCAAAACAGAAAATGATACAGAAGGTTATGACACTCTTGAAGAAGCACAAGCAGAGTTAATAAGAAGAGTTAATTTAGAATACACTAAAAGCCATGTTGATAAATTGAGGGCAGAATATAATCTTAGTTTTATACCACTTTCTATGACAGAGGAATATAAGCACCTTGCAAGTGAGGTTATTTACTTAGGTGATACAGTTAAAATCCAAGAAACATTATTAGGAATAGATTTGAAAGTTAGGGTTATTAGCAGAAAATATGATGTTATGAAGCAAAAGCCTATTTCTATGACATTATCTAATATTCCGATTGAAGAAAAAAGAACTACAGTAAGCGACAGTGCTATTATTAAGCAACTTAAAGACCAAATAAAGCAAAGTAATAACTCGGTTGCAGAATATGTGCAAAGCATGATTAACAGTGGTTCTACAAATTCCTATGTACTTTATAGACAAAATGAAATATTAGCTATGGATAGTAAAGATATAAATAGTGCTATAAATGTGGTTAGATTAAATAAGCATGGTTTGGGCTTTAGCAATCAAGGTTATTATGGTGAATATACTTATGGATTTACTATAGATGGGGTTTTAAATGCTAGTCTTATCAGAACTGGTATATTGACCGCTATTCTAATACAAAGTGTTAGTGGGGATTGTAGTATAAATCTCGAAACAGGGGAAGTTAATTTTAATAAAGGAAGTATAAAAGGTCCGGGGATAGATATCAGTTTAAATAATGGATATGTAAGGACTTTTGCTACAATAGCTGGTGAAATATTTGAAGTAATGTTATCTCAAGGTGGAATTAAATCTAATCATAGTCTTTCGCTGAAAGCACAAGAAAAAATGAATTTAGAGAGTACTGGAAATTGGTTATATCTACTTTGCCAAGAAGGCGCAAATAGTGCTAAATGGAGCAATATCTTAATGAGTAAAGATATTGTAATAATTAGTGCTGATGGTGGCAGTAGTGGAAAAGTGCTTATAAATGGTAAGAATGGAGTCGAAATAAACGGGCGAGAAATAACTTCGACTTTAAATAATATAGAAACTGTGATGTTAAGAAGTGAGGGGATTATATGATAAGCGAATTTTACGTAGAGTGCTTAGCAAAGAAAATTATAAATAAAGAAATAAATCCTTATACTAATAATCCATTCTGCTTAGAAGATATAAAGAAAGAAGAGTATATAGAGCCAGTAAAAATGAAGATAGAGGAAATGGGGGGGCTTGATAATGGTTTATCCAAATAGAGTTGTTTTAAATATAAACCAAAAATATGTTATGCCAATTCCATATACACAACAAGGGGACACCGCAAGAGTATTAACTTTTAACATACTCGATAAAGGCGTTCCTTTTAATTTGACAGGGAAAACAGTTAGGGCAAGGATAGCTAAGCCAGATGGAACTAAAGTTTATAACGACCTAACTATTACGAACGCCACAAATGGGGAATGTACTTTAAAACTTACAAACCAAATTTTAGCAGTGGCTGGAAAAGTTAACTGCCAACTAGAAATAAAAGAGGGGGAAGAACTTTTAAGTACAATTATATTTCCCATAAGTGTTGAACCTAGCATAGATATAAGTGGAGCAGCAGAAAGCACTAACGAGTTTACTGCTCTTGAAAATGGGCTTACGAAGCTATATGAGTGGGACAAGTATTTCAAAGAAACTTCGGGTGCTATAGAAGAGAAATACACAGAAAGATTAAATGGAATTGCGTCGTCCTTGGAAGAAAGGGTAAAGAAAAATGAAC